TAATAGCTTTTGCATCTATTCCTTTCTGTTAGTGTTAATGTCATTTTTCCTCTTGTATCTTTCTATTTTTAGTTGTGTATAGTGTCTGGTTGTTCTTAATTTGGGTCTACATGGAAATATATTGTAAAAACCATACAGGAACACCAATAGGATATAGATAACTTTCTTATATAGCTATTATACACTATATTTTTATGTTTGTCAAGTCTTTTAATGGTGTTTAGGAAGGTCTAAGTAATAATGTTTTTATTCTGGAAATGATTCTAATTGTTCTATCATGTCATCCACATCTTCTTTTGTGGGGAATCTGCCCATGTCTTCTTTGGAGAGGAACAGTTCTCCACTACGAAATATATCAAACTGACCATTTTCACCTCCTTCTATCTCGCACGTATCCATGACATTACTATTAATGTGAGCAGACAAACTTGCCGCTTGAGGATAGTAATTTCAAGATGTACAATATTTTATAGTGAACATACCTTTTTCTCCTGTTATGGTAATCCGCTTTCTTTGTAGTGAAAAAATGATTCACTATTAAACGATTTATCACAAATATACATATCAAAATGTGGTTTATTTCCTACTTCTAAATGGTGATACTTACATCCCCACTCTTCTAATTGATTACGAGTAAGTTCTGTAAAGTCATCCCCCGATACACATCCTCTTGCAGTCCAATATGTAATGATATGTCCCTTATCATATAAGTCATTAATAACATCTATTCTAGCATAGTGGGGTGTAGCTTTACTATATTGTGATGCCTCATCAATCTTATGTTGAAATGGAGTATCACATATAGTTCCATCAACATCAACGTATATTATTTTTTTCGGTTCCATTCTCAATTAACTTCATCTAGATATTTCAAATCGTTTTTTGCTTCTTCAAGTTGTTCATATATCACTTTTAGAGCTTCTTTCTGTGCAGTAGCATGATCTTCGATAACCTTTTCAAATGTTGCTATTCTGTCCGTTACTTGTTGTCTAACCTTTGGATACATACTATTTGGCAACTTCTCATATTTATTTTCCTGTTGCATTTACCAACTCCTTTTTATTACTAATTTCTTGCCTTCTTTTAGACAAATTATATAAAGCTGCAGCTATTTCTTGTAAACTTTTATCATCCATATAATCTAGATAATTAATAATTCTCATTTTCTTTGTATCATTATCAACTTCAAGTTCCATCTGACCATACTCCTTTTGGGTTATTTTTGGTTTTATGTCTTTCCACTATTAGCTTCCTTGCTGAAGGATTATCCTCATTCCACCTTTTGGCCCTAGTTATACACATTTTTTTATTTTTTTGATACCACTCTTTCTGATTTTTCTTTTTCTTCTTACTATTTTTTTGTTGTTCTAGAACTGCTTCTTTATTTCTATGATACCACTCTCTCTTTTGTCTCTTTCTTTGGGTATTTTGATTCATAATTTCTAATAGTTGATGAAAGTTATCTTTTGACTTAGATTCGTGGTTTTCTCTATGCAAGAAGTTCTTCCCAACCGTATTTACATATCCAATAAGAATCTACTATATCTGTTATAGGATTCGTTAGTTTATTTGATTTTGGTCTAAGGGTTTTCTGAAGGTCTGATGGTGTATTAGATTCTTCAGAAAATGCGTCATACATTAAATCTTTATTCGCATTACCCTTACCTGTGGCATATTTTTTAATAACTGAGGGGGGTATTGAAGTAAAAGCTTGTTTTACTTTATACATTTTATGTTTGAGTAGTCCAGAATTTTCTGCAACAGAACGAACATAAGACTTACCAGAAGTAGCAAATGCGTATCCTTCTATGAATACTTGACACCCACTAACTATACTCATAGCCCAATCTGAAAGTAAATCATGTCTTTGTTCCTCTGTTTCCCATTCTGGATATGTCCCTGCGTGTAAATTTAAAATCTCATGTGGGGTGGCCCGTTTGAGTCGTTGTGTAGTTTCCAAATAATATACATCACACATATCAAAGTTAAACTGTCTATTATCATCGGTTTCTTTCCATACACATATTGCGGGTGATGTTAGTGAATAATCAATCCCAGCCAGTTTCTTCATCATCTATAATCTCTGCAGGTTCTTCAATCAGATTACTGCAGAAAGGACAACATTCAATAGATTGTTTAGGTCTTTTGTCCATTATATACTTAATTGTGTATTCCTCATCGCAGTAATCACACAATATCTCATAAAGTATATAGTCATCGTAAGATTCGTTGGCCGCTTCAATCATCTTAATTTCTATAGGCATCCATTTCCCCTGTTAAATTATTTCACATCCGCCTGCCGTACATGCCATTTCTTGACTTGCTATGGTATAGTCTTGTGATTCGTATTTTGATAACTTTGCCCAATCCACACTTTTTGGCATAGTCTTTAAAGTTTCTTTGTACTCTTCCTCTGTACAATCTTGATATGGTGCCTGACGATACGCATGCTCACTAAATGGAAGAAATGATATACCACTAATAGAATCAAAATGATCATACACCCAAGCTGCTACTTCAACCCACTCATCTTCCTTTACGGAAATTGTAACAGATGGTTTATGTTCACACCAATTTTCTGCATAAACTTTCCATAACTCTAGTTGTTCTAGTGCAGACATATCCATACGACAAACTGCTCCTTTTGGAGATTTCATTGGAAATGAAAAGACTGTTGTATGTGCTGGTTTTGTTACGTCTATCTCATTTGGAAACCCCATATTTTTCATAAGTTTACAAAGGGGATCTTTATTGTCTGCTCTTACAGTACGAATATAATAAGGATTATGACGGGCATGAATACCAGAAGCAGAATCAACAAGCTGAGATACAGTACCACTTGGTTTGACACAAGTGATGGCTGCACTAACTGGAATTCCAAGTTTGTCTGCCCATTCTTTGTTAGTTTCATAAGCAACAGTCCTGAGTTCTTCTAATAATTTATCTAGTCCTTTTTTAGATCCATTTGTAAGAGGACTATCCATTATTCCTGTGAGTGATACTCCAAGTAATCTTTCTTCATCACAATTCTTTTTCCACTCTCTTGAAAGGTATCTAAAGTTAGTAAGGGTTGATTGAAATGTTCCAAGGATAGTCGCAATTCTAACTTTTTCTTTGAGAGATTCGCTAGTGTCTTCTCGTCTGACAACGCACTCTGATAAGTTACAGAATTCTCGTGACCGTAAAATGATCTCGCTGCATGGATTTGTGCCAAAGTCCTCTCTAGCAATTCGTCTTGTAATAAATTTTCCATCTTCATCTTTATATCTTTCATTTAATTGTTCAACTGTTTTTTTGGCTGACATACCATTATAAATTCCTCGTTCCCCCGATTTAGAATCATAGAGACTGAGCCACTCTCGCATGAAAGTACCAACGTCTGGTTTTTCTTTATAGTTAACAGAGTTGTTTGCGAGTGCTCTTTGCACGTTATGTGTATACCACTCACCATGTTTTGCAAATCGCATCTCTCTGTCGTTGAGGTTAGACAGGCTGATAAGAGCACTACGGCGAACACCACCAACAACCACAATTTCTGCTGTCTTACATACGATGTCATGACATTCAACTGGATGTAATTTCCTCCCTAAAGAGTTCTTAAAAGTATTTATCGTAAATTTAAACAAGTCTACTAGTGGAGCTGGGCCTGATGCCCGTCCACCAAAGGTCTTGAGGGGTGCACCGGCTTCTCTTACCTTAGACACATCCCACTTTGGAATATGACCACCATACAATAATGATACTAATTCTTTAAATGCCTTAGCCCATCCCAACTTTGAATCTGAAACAACAATTACTGTATCAGTATCATATAGTTCTTCTGGAACTACTGGTAGTTGATTTGTGTATTCTAGTTCTACAGAAAACCCCACTCCTGTTCCATTCATCAACACATAAAGGAGTTCATCAAACGATCTTGGACTATCTATTTTAATATAAGAACAATTATATCCTGCTACATTTTCTTTCTTGAGAGCTGGCCCCGCAGTCATAAGACACCTCATTGAAGGCATAACATGGAGATTCTTAACTGCATTTTCTAGTTCGGTTCGTTCTCCGTTCTCTAACTTGTAATCATTTTTTTCTTCCAACCATTCTGTAAAAAAGTTAAAATATCTACCAACTGTTTCATCCCATGTTTCCCTTCTTCCCAAATCATAATCCCATCTAGCGTATCTGGATAGGTGGATGTATTCTTGATATATGGTTGGTAGTCTCATTCTGATTCTCCTAACTTTTCTAAAAATTCTTTGGTTTCTCGTTTTCCTAATGGGTAACACACTCTAGTCAGTGCAGCCTTTGCATCTGCACCTTCTAAAACTTCTTTAATCATATGCATTTCTTGTTTTGAGAATGTTGTAGCTCCTTGTATATAATCTTCAAATGCTTCACAACATAAAGGGAAATTCGGTTTCACTAATTCATACATTACATCTGAATAGTCTCTAATTTCTCTTTGTGCATGACTATCAGACCTCAATTTTACAAAATGAAAGAAATTATGTAAATCAATTTTCCATATACATTCAGTATAATTAGCAACGGGCAACAGAGCTCTAGCTACTTCTCTAGAGAGATCATGTTCTAATAGAACTTGATATGCCATACTAGCACCGTCATAAATCCTATTAAATTCAAACTGTAATAAACCTTGTTGCTCGAGGACTTCTCCCCTACCTTGGCTATTTGTCGTAGATTGTTTCGCGA